GATGGCTAAGAAAGAAGCTATGGCTCGTATGGCAGATAAAGTTAATGTTTTTAGAAATGTAGAGTTTTATGAAAAGGGAAAAGATGGTAAAATATATAAAACAAAGTATGGAATTGGTAATATACTTAAAGCTTCTACAGGAAAAGGTAAGTACAAAGTTAATCGTAATTTGTTGCAAAGCATATCAGAAGGCAACGGTGGACAGGGTGTATTTATACCTGACAGCATAGGTTCAGGACAAATTAAAAATATGTTAGTAGAAAGAAAGTTTCCACCAGAATTAATTCAAGGACTTAAAAGATTAGAGGGTGCTCTAACAGGACAGCCACTAAGAAAGGTAGCAGAATAATGGCAAACAAGAAAAAGAAAACAAGCACAAAGGGTTTAGCAGGTATTCCTGTTTATGGCTCTAGCTCTAAAACAGGTAAGGATATTCGCCTTAATAAAAAAGTTAAACCAAAAAAAGTAAGTGGTATAATTAACTATTTAGGTGATACAGAAACAGTTACTGTACCAAAACAATGGCTATCTTCTCCTGACCACGTAGTTGCAGAGCTTGCTTATATTACACCTGCAGAACAAAAGATATTGCTTGAAGCTAACTTGTATGGTTCTCTTGAAGGACAGCCTAATCGTGGTCCGGGTGGTTTAATGTCTTTACAAGGCGGTGGTGAACAAGAAGCTAAAGATGCAGGTGCTAGTAATACTAGTCAAGCTTCTTCATCTGGTAGTTCAGGTGGTGGAAGTAGTAGCAGTTCTTCAAGTTCTAGTTCTTCAGATTCTGGTTCAGATGATGGTGGAGCATATGACGATGACGATGTAGCTGCAGAACTAGCAGAAATGTTTGGACAATCTGTTGCTGCTAAGGGCAGAAGTGTAGACACAGGCAGACCTTCTCGTGCAAGATTTGGTGGGTATGACCCAAGTTCACAGGATGAAGAACAAACATCTGCTATAACTATTCGTGATTATAATTCTGAAACTGGAAGAGGTGGAGATTTTCTAAGTAAGCAAGGAAGAGAAGATTTAAATGTTCTTGCAGAAAAAGCTTCAGAATATTTTAAAAGCCCTATTACAAAAGCAGTAACAAAAATAGAAAATCTTTCTCCTTTAGCTAATTTAGTTAGAGGAATTACAGGTGCTCCTAGTATTACAAGAACTAAGGCAGGGCTTGCTGCAGGACGTATAGGAGAAATGCAAACAGGTGTTCAGGCAGGGGGTACAGTTAAGTATGATAGTGCTGGTAATGTTGCTTATGTAGAAATGCCCGATGGAACAAGAGTAGGTGAAAGAAAAACTTTTTCTAGTGATGATGGTTCTAATTCAAGGGATAACAAAAGTAGTGGTGCTCCTACACCAGTTTCTGTAACACCTGCACTTACACCTAATGCTTATTATCAGAAAGGTGTAGGTACACAGACTGTTGATTTGTCTGACCCTGTACAACGTAGGTTATATCTACAAAATCTTATTGGAGCAACATCTAGCCCTATAGGTGGATTTTATAATCCATTTGATGCAACATATACTATGCCAGATGGTGGACAGAAAAAAGTTTCAGGACTAGATATATTTAAGAGAAAGTAATGGAGAATCAGTCATTAATAACAGACAAAAAAACGTATCAAAAGAACAGGCGGTACATGGCATGGACTGCTCTTGTAATGATGGTTGTAGCAACGATAGCTGTCCTTGTAAGTCCGGCAAGGTTTGCCAGTGCCGAAGCAATACTAATGATGATGTACGGAAGCCTGTCGGCTCTGGTCGCATCTTATTTTGGGTTTAGTAAAAAATGAAATATAGTGAATCACATTTCTTAGATAAACTTATAGAGCATGAAGGTATGGTTCTTACTGTCTATAAAGATACCCTTGGTATAGACACAATAGGTATTGGTAGAAACTTAAAAGACCGTGGTATTAGTAAAGAAGAGCTAGACTATATGGATTATCCAAGTATGGATGCTGTCTATCAACATGGTATTTCAGAAGCAGATGCTAGGTATCTTGCAATGAACGATGTAAAAATAGTTGAACGTGAGCTTTGTGCTGTTCATCCTTGTGTAGAAAAACTAGATAGTGTACGTCAATTAATATTAATGGATATGGCTTTTAATATGGGTGTTCCAAGATTGTGTAAGTTTAAGAAAATGTGGAACGCAATTTATGACGAAAACTTTGAAGCCGCCAGCGTTGAAATGATGGATTCAAAATGGGCAAGGCAGGTAGGACAACGTGCTAAAAAATTAAGTGAAGCTATGAAAACAGGAGAATTTTAATGACTGATACTTTAATACAAAGAGACAGTAGTTTAAAACAAATAAACAGACTACTAAAACCGTTTGGTATGCAAATAGATAAACCCGTAACAAAAGACTCTTCTGGTAGAGTAATTGATACTTCACCTAAAACTGTGCCAAAGAAAAATATTAAAAGTAGAAAAGTATATAAAAAAGTAACACAGACAAAACCTATTCCACAAAAGGCAAAACCTTCTAAGCCTAAGAAGTCTACCATATTTGGTATTAGTTTTAAGTCTGGTGGAAAGATAGGTAGTAAAAAAAGTAAGAAACAATCTGGACATAATAGATTATATTAATGCTAGGAAAAGTTTTAGAAATATCAGGAGACTATTATGTTAAACCTTCTCGTAGGACCAATTGCAGAATTAGCAGGTACTTGGCTGCAAGGTTCGGTAGAAAAGACAAAAGCAAATGCGGAAGCAAAGGTAGCCAAAGCAAAAGCTGAAGCTACCATCATGGAAAAAAAAGCCACTGGAGAAATCGACTGGGATTTGGAAATGGCAAAGGGAAGTCACACGTCATGGAAAGACGAATGGCTTACTATTCTATTTTCAATCCCATTGATTCTTGCTTTCATTCCGGGTATGGAAGACTTAGTAGCTAATGGATTTGCTCAACTAGAAGCAATGCCTGAATGGTATCAGTATAGTTTAGGCATCATCGTAGCTGCTAGCTTCGGTGTCCGTAGTGCTACTAAATTCTTCGGTAAAAAATAGTTCTTCTTCTTCTTCGTCATTAAATTCATCTGGAAATGCCTCTGAGAAAAGAAGAAAGCATTGGTCAAATCCTAGTGCTTGCATAATACCTTTGATGTCTTCTTCCAGACTTTCTGTTGTCTGTTCTTCTACATCTGCATTGTTACCCCGTACACGAGACAACAACTCCAAAGCTTTCAAGGCTGTTGTACCATGTCCACCATTACGGGCTACTTCATATTGCTTTTCAATCTCACTGACCACATCAACATTTGTGGTCATTTCATTTGTAAGTTCTTTAAGCCTTTCTTGTATTCGTTCTTCTTGTAAAAGTCTATGACCTTGGTTATAGGCAGATGCCTCACTATATCCTGCAGCCTTTGCCGCTTTCGTAGCATTTCGACTGAGGACATAGTTCTGGCAAAACTGTTCTTGTTTATCATTAAGCTGCGACATTTAACAACTCTGAGTAGTGTTTTTCTTTTCCTCTTTTAGAAGACTTCCAAACTTCTGAGCATAGTGTATTTTCACCATGAAACATTACACCCATGTCAATTTCCATTTGGTCAAATAGTTTTTCACAATCCTGTGCCATAGCAAGCAACTCGCCTGTAGTCCAGAAGTTTTTATTATTCAACTCTACCTTCATGTACTTAGGTTTATTTTGTTCTGTGTCTGTAGTTTCTTTCTTCATTTCTTCTGTAATTTCTGAAACAGAACAATCAAAACCAAACAGTTCAAAGTTTCTAAAACCTAGTGTGTGACCAATGGCAAGTGTTCTCATAGCTGCACAAGTACCACCAGTAATAAGAGTAGAACCTTCGTCAATACCTGTTGCTTTATCTACTACAATCTTATCTTTTATTTCCATATCACGAAGAGCATCTGAGTATGCTTGCCATCCTTTTACTCTTGCACCTTTGCTAAGAAGATGTTTAGTAACAGAAGGGTCAGTCATAGAGGCAACAAGGAATATAGTCTGCTTATCTACTTTTTTAAACAATTCTTTTCGTACTACACCATGAGTGCTTGTACCATCAATATGTCTAGGGTCTAAGATTACACAAGCAAAAGGTTTAATACCATTAGCAATAAGTTTAGGATAGCTATGCTTAACACAAAATACTTTATTATTAGTTGCCTTGATACGTTCCTTTAGCTTTTTATAATCTACTTCACCACCAGACACAATGATTGCAGTTTCGTCATTAACTTTACTTGTCTTAATCCAATCAAAATCTTTAATTAATTTTTTATTTTCTTTTACATTATTAATTATTTCGTCCTTTGGTCTTGAATCTTTAGGTGTAACCACAATAGGTACACGAGTTAATTCGTCTGGTAATTTAGGTAGTCCTTTTTTATTAGCTACAAAACAAAGATGTGTAACGCCACCACCAAGAACCCCGTCAGAACTAGGCAATACCACTTTTCCATAAGCTTCAATCTCCGACATAAGTTTATTAACACCAAGATGTTCTTCTTTTGGAAGATTACCATTCTTATCTTTAGAAAAGAAATCGTCAAAAACAACAACAGGAATATGGTCTTTTACATTCTCCCAATCTGCTTTTACTGTTTCATAAGAATGTCCACCATCTATATAAGCAAAGTCTGCCTCTTTAAGTTTCTTGCAAACAGGAACAGTTTTTTTACTGTCCCCTTTATGTAACTCATAAGAAAAGAATTTATTATCACGAGCCATACGATAAGAAAAATCATCCAATCTTTTTTCAACAGCTTCTACCATGTTGTGTGCTTTACTATTCATTTCATATTTATCTAATTGCTCTGTTGCATCTTCAAATAAATCAAAACCAATGTAGTGTACTTTGTCTGTATTTTCAAATGCAGCAAGAGACATTTCAATAGCACGTCCACCATTCCATGTACCTGTTTCTAAAATAGTACTAGGTTTGTAGAAGCGTACTATATCTGCAAGTTGTTTGTATCTTTTAGGTCCTGTTACATCCGGGGCTACCTCTGTACTACTAAGTTTATTTTTTAAGTTACCTTTAAAATGGTCAAAGTATTCAGACAAAGGTGACTGAGAAAATGCTGCTAGTCCTTTGGCGTGTTCAGATAGGTTTTTAGTGACCATTCCGTGGGCTTTGTAGATGTTGAGGAGTCGTTCAAATATGAATCCATCATGCCACTCTCTATATGCAATGGTTTCTCCAATAGTGTAAGCACCTCTAAAATCAGCAATGATGCTGCAAGTATTGTGAGAAGATAGGTTAAACCCAAGAAAACTTGTTTCACTATAGTCTGCATCCTTTCTTCCAAGATGTACTAAGTCTGCTTTATCAGGAAGCCACTTAGGAAATTGTTTTACATCTAATCTTTTAGTTGTTACTGTATCTGCATCTAACCAAATCATCCAGTTACTTTCGTCATATACTTCTTCTTCCATCATTTCAAATGCAAGGTCTGATAGAGCATAAACTTTATGACACCACTTGATTGCATCTAGTCTCCAATTATATGGCTGTGTTCCACCATGTGTACCATCATATGTTTTCATACGTTCACGATACTGAACCATTTCTTTTATGTCATTTAGGTTACGGTACTCAATTGATTCAGACTGCGGTGCATTTACAGATTCAATATCAAAGTCATGGTAATAAGCATAAAGTTTAAAATGTTTTGGATTCCACTTTTCTACTACACTTTCCAGCATATTCTTGGCGTATTGATGGTAGCCACTTTCACTGAATGATGTTACAAATATATACATTACAATACTTCTCCTACTAGTTTATCCATAAACACTTTACTCTTAAAAGCTTGCCATTCACCAGCATACTCAGTATCTGATTTACGTTTACCTTCCCAATCCTCAAACCAAGGACCACCTGTAGTAAAGTGTACATTTTTAGGTAAAATGTTTTCTGGTGACCAACCATCTAGCCAATTCCATTCTGGTTCTATTGAACCAATTTCGTCATTAGACAGCCAAGAAAAGCTATGTAACCAGCTACCTGACTTCGTGTTTACATCATCTACAGTTAGATTAAGATTAGAAGGATGTGAACAATTCCATAGAACAAAACTAGACCAGTTCTTACGATTGTAATTTTGCTGTATTTGCCCATCCATTTTTAAACCTTCATTCGGTCTGTAGTTATGTTTAACTACTTGAACAGCAAACTCTTCACGTTTACCATAAGTATTAAATAATTCTTCAATGTCCCAACGCACAAACATATCTGCATCCATAAACAATGCAAGACCGTCATACTGATTAAGGGCAGGAACTAAGAAACGTGTGAAGGTAAAATCAGAACTAAAAGGTCTGCCATCAAACTCATCTATCCTAGTAATAGACTCAGCGTTACCATCGAAACGAATAGTACGCCTATACAAACCTGCTCTACGTAGGGCTGGTTGTACAAGAGGTATGATGTCATACTTTGTATTGTATCTTTGAATTGATTTACGTAATACTTCATAAGCTTCATGCTCCCTTGAATCATATCCTACATAAATTACTGGTCTTTTTTCTATAAACATAGTATTACCTAAACAATTGAAAAGAACTGGTGTACCCTAAGCTCTTCATTTCTTCACGAATTAGTTTGTCAGCTTCCTGTCGTGCTTCAATAGCTGTACGAAGACCTGCTGTTTTCTTTTCACGATACTGTTTTTTAAGCTCTGTTAAATGTGCTTCAGTATCTTTTATCTCTTGTTCAAGCATTGATAAATCTTCCATCATATACTCCTTTCAATTAGAACTATCTATAATTATACTTTACCAGCTTATAGTTGTCAATCTTTTTTTCTAAACCTATGTTTAAAGAATACTATAAGGTTAAGAGCAGTGTTTACTGTAATCATTACCAGTATCCACCACTGCCACCACAATAAATCTAAACCACTACACTCAATCAACGGTATCTATCCAATCAGCAATAACACTAAGTCTATCTTCGTGAATAGCCATTTTATCTAGCTCTGCCTGAATAGCTTCCATAATATCAGAGTGCTCACCTATACCTGCAGGATTATCCAAGTATATTTCTATATTCATTTTATGCAATTCAATATTGCCAAAAGCGTGTTTCTTTAAAGCCTTTAATATTTCATGTCTCATTCTTCATTCTCCGTTTTCCAAAAATATTCTTCACTATCTCCCAATGTTCCCCAATCTGAGAAAGGATTTTCTACTTCATAATATTCTGTAGATACTTTAAAGTCAGGTATCTTAACATCTTTAGGTGAAAGAGATACATCATATATTCTCATTCTATTATTAGGATAAAGACAATACTGACCATTCTCAAGTTCAAGACAATTAAATGATTTATGTTCTTGTGGTACTTCGCTTACGTTACAGTCTACTTGTTGAATGTTCTCATGTAGATTATCTAATGTGAAAAGATATTTACCACCTATCATTCCATGCCTCTTTGTTCTGGCTTGAAAGCCCATAGAGCCTATGAACTGCTTCTCAATAACAGTTACACCATAGTCCATGCAGTTCCAAAACTGTAGCTCATCCAGAGGAAGGTCAGGCGTAGGTGTCTCAGGCTCTGAAACAAAAGCAGAAATAGGAAGTTTATCATACATAGCTGCATATGTAGGAAGATAGGTTTCAAAATAAAAGGTTCTACCGGGCAACGACTTTGCCGTTACCCAGTATCCCTCTACAAATTCCCCATATCCAGAGTTATGGTCTGTAAGATATTCTTTTCTTACCCATACCTTTTGAGGTGGAATATTTACTATATTACTCATACTTTAGACCTCTTTATAATCTTTGTGTTTATGGTTAGGGTAATACACCTCAACCCACGATTTACATTTAGGACACTCTAAACAACTAAGTATATTATATTGATTATCCGTAAGTTGGTTTGCATCATGTTCTGAAACCCACTTTAACTCTGTATCACAATTGTAACACTCCATTATGCTGCCTCAATATCCACTACTTCGCAGACACCTGCAGTACAAGCTAACTCACGTCCACCTGATGTTGTATCTTCCTTTTCAAAATCTGAAAGTAAAGACCAATCAATCTTATCTGGCATATTTTCCATTGCCTTATCATAATCTATGCTTGTGATGTCCTGATAAGGTGCTTGTTGATATGTATGTTCACTAAAAGGCAGGAAGCTGATACCAGATACTTCATCAAAGTTTTTATATACCCATGAGCCAACATCAAACCATTCATGTTCTTTGACAGAGATAGTTACAGATGGTTTATGTTCACACCAATACTTTTGATATAACAACCACAACTCAAGCTGTTCAATTGCAGACATATCTGTGCGACACACTGCACCTGCTGGCGAAGCCATAGGAAAGCTAAAGACTGTAGTGCTATCGGGTTTACCTACGTCTGGTTCATTAGGTACACCTTGTGCAATCATAAACTGTGTAATAGGGTCTTTGTTATCACCACGAACAGTACGAATGTAGTAAGGGTTGTGACGTGAATGAATACCAGAAGCACTGTCTACTAGCTGAGACACTGTACCTGAAGGTTTTACACAGGTAATAGCTGCAGCCTGTGGTATGCCAAGAGACTTAGCTATATTTTTATTTGTTTCAATAGCCGTGTCTTTTAGAGTAGTAAGAATATTTTTGATATTTATACCGTGCATTGGGCTTTTACCTGACATTAATTGATTATCCATAATCCCTGTCAGAGACACACCAAGAAGACGTTCTTCTTCTGTATTGTCTTTCCAGACTTTACGAATGTATTTAAAGTCTGTTAGTGTAGCTTGGAATGTACCAAGAATGGTTGCCAGACGTACTTTGTTTTCTAATGTCTCTAGATTATCCGTAGAACGCACAACTACTTCTGATAGATTACAGAACTGGTAAGGACGTAGGATAATTTCTGAGCAAGGATTACAACCAAACTGATGGTCAGGGTCACGTCTGCCATTACTTGCTGCTTGTCTCTTAGCAGATTCACGATTGAAGATGCCACGTTCCCCTGAATGTGATTCGTATAGAGATAGCCACTCACGCATGAACGTACCCATCTGAGGCTTTTCTTTGTAGGCTACAGAGTTATTCGCCAGAGCACGTTGTCCTTCACGCTTGATGTTTTTATCTGGCTCGTCCCACCATTCACCTGTCTTTGCATGACGCATCTGATCATCATT